AAGCATCTAAAGCGTCATCATTTGCTTTTACAGGTTCCTCAATTACATTATCGTTTTTATCCTTTTTCCATTTGTAAGACATAAATTCCCTTTTAAGATTTTGACTATGAAAGTGAATGTTTATAGGATAAGATTTCATTTTTACTATTCCTGCCCATACATCCTTTTGAGCAGGTTTAATGTTAAATCCTTGTCGGTAAAGTTCCTCTATTGATTTAGGTTCGGCTGCATCTGCGTAGATTGTTGCTCGTTCAGGCACTTTCTCTTTTATTAATCTTGTAAGGTCGGATAAAGTAAGACCACTTTGATAAATGATTTCCTCAAAGTAGTTTTCCCCTTCGTGATGGGTAACCTTTATGAGTGCAGCTGGGTGAACATAACCAAAGTCAAGACCATAGAATACATCTCCTTCAGGTGCGGTGTCGTATTGCTTCCATTGGGTGTAAATAAGTTCTTTTGCTGCACCTCGTTCTCCTAATCCGTAAACCTTCCACATAAAATCATCAGGTAGGTTTTGATATTGCTCAATGTTTTTTATTTGTGATTCGGATAGGTTTGGGATGTTATTTAGATAGGTAGAATGAATGCGTTTGTTTTCAGGATTGTCGGCTACTTCATAAACCCAATTGATAAAGTCGGCAGGATTCCAATCAAGAAATACCTTACCTGTGGTTCGCATCAGTAATTGGTCGTATAAAGTTCTTTTGATTAAGTTAGCCTCGTTAATGAATAGCACATCCCTTGCTGGTCCTCTAGCCTTGCTTTCATCTTCTAATCCAAACAGTTCAATGTATGACCCGTTAGGGTAAGTGTATATAAAATCGGAAAAGCTAAAGTCATTGTCCAACCATAAACCCCAATTCTCCATTATTGATTTAAAATCCCTATAAACTCCTCGTTTGATATGTGGAAGGGAATGAGAAACTATTGAAATCCTAATCTTTGGATTGTTGTAGGCTATCTCAATCAGTAACTGAACAATGGAATAAGACTTTGAACTCCTTGTGCCACCTTCATTGCAAATGACAGGATAACTGCCTTCGTATGCTCTTTTGTTTGCAAAGAATACTGGTGTTGCATTAATCTTCAATTGGTTTGCATCGGTCATCTTCTTGTATTACTATTTGAACGCTACCTTGAATGTTTGCGTTTATGTCGGTTGTTTGTTTTGCTCTACCTTCTAATCGGTCAAGTATTTCCTGATAAGCCCTTATATCCGATTTCATTGCCTTTGCAATTATCTTCATATCTAGTTGTTCAGCTATTGTAAACTCCTCATCTTCGCCTGTAACGGGGTTACGCACTTTAGTAACTAATTGTAGTAAACGCAATAGTCTTGTTTTGCTATGTTCAACTCCTTTAGGTTTTCCTGCTGGGTTACCTGATACTCCTTTTGGGAATGGTGTTAAGTTTTGTGGATTAGGCATTATCGTTGTATTATCACTGAATTACAAAGTTACACCACAATTCGGACAAGTCGCACCACCTATGGCATTGTCCTTTGGTTGTTCTATATCATTTGCGAATGCTGGTATATCTAATCCCCAATTATCTAAATCTTCAATGTTCCATTCGTTTGCCAAAGCATCCCATTCCCATTCACCATATCCGACATTGTCTTTTACGATAAATTCTTTCTTTTGTGCTTCGGTTAAATTGTTAGCGTGTATTACAGGAACATCGGTTAACCCAGCTTCTAAACAAGCCTTTAGTCTCATATTGCCACCTAATACCATATTATTTTCATCAATGACAATAGGTCGTAGTTCAAGCATTTGGGGGAAATCTTGAATTGACTTAACTAGTTGTTTAAACTTGACATCCTTTATAATTCTAGGATTGTTTGGGTTTGGTTTGATTTCGTTGATTAACATTATCGGTTTTTAGTTGGTGTTCTTATTGATGCAGTTTGTGGCACTTCTTTTTTATTTAGGTCTTTAAATCCTAACGACTTCGCACATTGGTAACATTTTACTTCGTGTTTTGGCAATTGTGATATCCATACATAATCATTTGTAATCCCACATTTGCATTTGTATTCTCTTTTACAAAATGTGTCTTTCATTATCCTTGTCGGTTATATGGTTTTGTAGGTTTGTCTTTTGGTCCGTTACTTTTTTTGTACTTACCTTTTTTTATTGTGCCAAAGTTTACTTTACCAGCTGCGTTTAGTTTCGCCATTATTTATACTTTTCTATTAATTCATTTAATTCAGTCCTTGACCATTTCTTTATTAGCCTGTGTTGGCTTTCTAGGTGTAATACCATTCTTTCGCCTATTTTATCAATAAGGTTTCTGCGATAGCCTATCAGGTGGAATTGGTCAAAGCCATTACAGGATTTACATTCTCCGTTTACATTGTATTCATCAAACCTTAATGCTGAACTACCCTTTACAGGAACATAATGCCCAGCATCCATAACCTCATAATCCTTTACTTGACCGCAACTAATACAAGTAAAATATCCATCTTGACTATCTCTAGTCCTAATGTATCTGTTGAATATTTGTTGAGCCTTTGCGGTTAATCTTGGGATAGTTTGTAAAGCCATAATGCAAAATTAGGGTTTAACTCGTACACGAACAACTAAATGCTGGACTTAAATCGGTAAGGTCTTGTCCTGTAAATAAATCGTTTTGTGCGTAGTTTAATAATTGTTTATAGGTTATATCTCCAAAGTAGGTATGTCCTTTACCTTTTAATTTGCTTAATTCCTCATCTTCAATCCATTCGGCTGCTAATTCAGGATATGACCTTAATATATTTATTACTGCATTCTTTCCTTTAAGAAAACATAAAGTGCAATTTCCTAATATAGCTGGGATTTCCAAAGTGTAGGGTTTTTTACTCCAATAGTCATTTACTTGTGCCTTATCAATACCTTGTTCGTATAAAGGAAATACAGGATGAATGTATGCTTGTCGTTTCTCATATCCTTTAACCCTTCGTTCTTCATCTGCCCTAAATCCTACCATCCACTCATAATCTTGTTTTCCGTAATTAGCCCTTAACCATCTTTTAGCAGTTTTAATCTTTAATTCAATGGTGCAAGACCTTTTTACTCTATTTGGAATGTGAGACCATTTTCTATGTTCTAGCATACCTCTAAATCCACCTTCGTAAGTGATTCTTGTTACAGGTATGTTTTCGTATGCCTCAAAGTCATTTATAAATTTATAAGTCTTTGGATGCTCCCTTCCTGTATCAGCAAACAAAACAATATCACCTTCACGATAGTTCATTATTGTCATTAATGCACTTGTCTTGCCACCGCTAAAATTTATTACTCTTTTCATTTTATTGTTCTAAATATTATAATTCGGTCTTGGTATGTAAATCGCTTCTTGTTTACAGGATTTAAGGATTGTTTTATTTGGTATTCATTTACACCTGTTATTCTTTTTGCGTAGGATATTGATTTAAATATTATTTCTTGTTTTGTATCTAGGTATATCATTCTCACTTCTTGTGCATTTTCGTGTCCTTTCATCTAAATAGTCGTTTTATTTCGTAGTATAAATCAAATGTTCCTAATATCATAATGGCTAAAATGAAGCCAATAAATATCCTTGTAAACTCAAATATTAGTTTAAATAGTTCTTTCATCGGTTTATTATTTTATAGTAAATAATCTTGATTCCCTCCCAAATTAGTATTGTTAGTATTATTTTCATAGCTGGTTATTAAAGTGCATCATTAAAGAATACTTTTTACATTGCTGCCTCATTGTTTCATCATCAATTAACATATCATCAGGTTTCTTTGATTGTGCTAAAAATACTGCCATTACTTTGGCTTTAATTGTGTCAGCTTGTTCCTTTGATATTTTAATTTGTTTACGCTTCCATAAGTAATCAAATACTTGATGGTTTAAAAACCGCCAATTCTTTTGTTCGGATTTGTTCCAATAATCTTGTTCATCTTTAATTGCTTGTTCTTCATCTATTTGCATTGGTGTTTCGTTTATTTCGTTTATTTGTGTCTTTTGCCTTACCTGTACTGCAATCTTTTTGTATTCAGCTATTACATCGCCAAAGAATTTAGGACTAAATGAACCATAGTTCCTATCTACATCTAAACAACCTAAAACATAAAGTTCAAATGCTGCACCCAATTCCTTTAATTTAAACATTCCATAATTCTTTAGTACAAAGTCAACTAGGAACTGAAATTCAGGGCTTGTAGGTGGAACTGCACCGCTTAATTGAATACAGGTTTTAAGGTGTTCAGCTACTTCAATGCTGGAACATTTTGATATGTGCATTGTTTGTAAGGCATCATAAATTTTAATCTCACTTTGGTTCAATGTATTTAAGACTGGCAAGTTGTGTGAAGTTACGCTCACTGACATTGGGTTTATGACTTGTGTTAGCATTTCGGATAATGATTTCATCGTTAAAAGATTTATTGTTTAAATATGTGGTTGGGTCTTTACGGAATGTTTTATCAGGTGTTGAATTAACATACTCTTGTACTATTTTTAAAGCTAATTGCTTTTCCTCATTTGTCAAAATATTCCATTTGGCAATGGCTTTATCCTTACTTACTTTTTTATCATAATCATTCCACCATTGTTCAAATTGCCAATCGTGTATTTTAGCTTTAGTTTTATTTATAGTTTTAGTATCAGTTATAGTTTCAGTTTCAGTTTCCATATGCTTTGCATATGCTTTGCTAGTGCTATCATTTTTAGGTGATTTAGCGTTATTTCTCCTTGATTCACTAAACTTTTGCCTACGAATTGCCTCGTTGTACATCCTTTCGTTAATAAATGCACCATTTTCAATTTTAAATTTATCCCATAT